GGAGTATGTCAATATATACATGGGTGTTGACCCAGCTTCGACACTTGGGTCTAGGAATGATTATAGTGTTATTATGGTTATTGGTGTTACTGCAGAATACGATTATTATGTTATTGAATACTGGAGAAAAAGAGTATTACCAATGGAGTGTGCCGACCAGATATTTAAGATTGCAGAACGATATGAGCCAATCAAAAGAATAAACATTGAAACTATATCATATCAAGAGATGTTGCGTGATTATGTACAAAAACGAAGCAAAAAAGAAGGAAAGTTTTTACCTGGTATTGAAATGGGAATAAAAGGGTATGGTCAGCAAAAAAAGAAAGATAGATTATTTGAAGGACTTCAACCTATGTTTAAAGCAGGTGCAGTACACTTAAAAAAAGATATGCATGAATTTATTGGAGAGTTATTAGATTTTCCAAAAGGTAGTCATGATGATACAATTGATGCATTTTGGTTATCAACTCAATATGCAAAAGGCAATAAAAAAGCAGGCAAAAAGAAAACAATTAGTCAAAAAACAGGGAAAAGAAGAAAAAGATATAATTGGATAACTGGTTCACGTATTTGATTATATATAATTTATTCTTATATTACACACTATGATAAAAGCGGATAAACAGGCAATACAAATAAGAGAATTATGGAAACGATGGAGTAATGCTCGTAAAGACTGGGAAGAACATGCGAGAGAGGATATAGACTTTTATTTAGGTAATCATTTTAGTGAATCTGAATCTACAGAACTTGAATCAAGAAATCAGTCAAGTTTACCTTTAGATAGGTTATATTCTGCCATAGAACAATTTAAAGCAATCATTACATCAAAACCTCCAAAATTTACAGCAATGCCACGAGAGGATTCTGATAGTGATTTAGCAAGTGTATGGAAAACTATCTTAGAATATATATGGAATATATCTGATGGTAATGAAACATTTAAACAAGCTATACATGATTATGCTGTAACAGGACTTGGTTATTTTTATGCCTATGTAGACAGAGAAGCTGATTATGGAAGAGGTGAGGTTAAGTTTACATATGTAGACCCATTTAGAGTTTGTGTAGACCCAAATGCAAGAAACAGATATTTTGATGATTCTACAGGCATGATGCTATCAACAATATTTACAAAGTATCAATTATTAGATTTATATCCACAATTAGCAGAAGTTAACGAAGAAAATGGAAAAATGCTTATTGATGAGATTGAAGGTTACTATGAAGACGAAACTTTTCCTGAAGCACAAAATACAAGAACAAAAGGTTCTTTTACTCCAGATGTTGTAAAAGATTATGATTATGGTGAAGGTTCAGAAAAATATCAGCTTATAGAAAGTTTTTCAAAAATTAAAGTTCCTTATTATAGAATAATGGATACGCAGACACAACAAGAGCGTATACTTGATACAAAGAATATGGAAATGTTTTTACAGAATGAACAGATGGCTGATGCTATGAAACAAGGTTTAATAGATATAGTCGAAGTAAAACAAACAAGAATTAAGCTTACATCTACTTTAGGTCAAACAATTCTATATGAAAGAATATTAAATACAGATAAGTATCCAATAGTGCCTGTGCCAAACATATGGACTAATACTCCATATCCAATGAGTGATGTTAGAAAAAATAAAGATTTTCAAAGATTTTTAAATAAAACGATGTCATTGATTACATCGCATGCACAAGCATCATCAGGTTTGAAATTACTAATACCGCAAGGTAGTGTTGATGATATAGAAGAATTAGAAAGAGATTGGGCGAATCCTAATGCAACAATTGAATATGACCCGTCTTTTGGAGAACCACATTTTCCATCTCCACAACCTTTATCTAATTCTATTATGCAGTTGCCAGGACTTATTGAGAAGTATATTGATTTAAATATGGGTATATTTGAAATGCAACAAGGTAATGCAGAAGCTGCACCAAGAACTTCATCTGCAACTATGATGATGGAAGATTTTGGTCAAAGAAGAAGTAAATCTAAATTAAGAGATGTTGAAGGTAGTTTACGTAGACTTGGTCAAGTGATATACAATTTAGCTAAAGAGCATTATACATATAAAAAAGTTTTTAGAATTGTGCAACCAAACAATGATATGTCAGAATACATGGTAAATGTTTATAATGATAAATCGCAAGCAATAGGCGAGATGATTAATGATTTATCTATTGGTCAGTATGATATAAATGTAATTGGAAATTCTACTATGCCATCTAATAAGTGGGGTGAATGGTCTATATACATGGAAGCATATCAGGCAGGACTTATAGATAGAACAGAAGCATTAATGAAAACAGAAATATTTGATAAAGAAGGTGTATTAAAAAGAATGGATATTTTACAACAATTACAAGGCCAATTACAAGGCGCACAAGAACAAATTAAAAAACTATCTGGTGACCTACAAACTGCAGACCGTGAATCAATTGCGGCAAGACAGCGTACAGAAGTTGAGAAGTTTAAAAGTAGGTTAAAAGAAGTTGAACTAAATTCGAAATCTGCTACAACGAAGCAGGTCGATAAACTAACAAACGCAGTGAAACTCGAGTCTGAGAAATCACGTTTACGTGGTGAAGCTCAAGCAAGGCAAGAGAAATTGCAAGCCAAAGGAGGCAAATGATGGATAACGCATTTGAAAATGAAAATCTTGAAAATCAAGGTCAAATCACAGATAATGTAGGGCAAGATAACAGTGAAGCACAGAATGAAGGAACTTCAAATGATTGGGAATCTCAAGCTAAGTATTTTCAATCAGAAAAAGATAAATTACATTCTGAAAATCAAAAACTAAAGCAATATGAAAAAGTTGGACAATTGTTGGAATCACGACCAGATATCGTGCAAACAATATCTGGAATGGTACAAGGTGGTCAACCAGCACAACCTGAACGCATTGCTATGGATAAAGATGAGTTTGACCCATGGGAAGCCTATAATGACCCAGCATCTAAATCGTATAAGTTCAGACAACAAGAGTTA